TATATAGCGCAACTGACCGCTGATTGTTCGCCCTTCCACGCGTGCGATGACTACGACTTCTTCGTAAACGTCACGCGGCAACAGCACGGATTTCCATTTGGTAGTGTCCATTACACTTCTCCTAGTTTGGTATAGGAGAGTATACGGATGATCCTAGTCTGGATCAACCTCAGAAAAAGTTTCTGCATGGACATCGTCATACATCTCAGTTAGGTCGGCAATCAGGTCTTGCAACACATCTAGCTCGCAAATGTCTGGCAAAAGAACAAACCAACGGTCGTTTAAAACAATGAAGCCTTCGCCGTCATACAGGTCGTAATAGATGGTGCCTACTTTAGATGCGGTCCTGATATTAGCCATTAGTAAGATCCTCGCACTCGCCCCAGCTTGGGCCTACTTCTACGTCACATTTGTTTGGCACCTGTAAAGGCACCGCGTTTTCCATGATCTCAGCAAGCTCCTTGGCTTGCTCCGGGCTATCTACAGAAAAAGCCAGTTCATCATGTACCTGCAACATGGGGATAAAGCCGTTTAGAGCCTTGTACGTGTAAGCTCGACGCAAACTGGTCGTTGGCCCGTGGGTCGCGAGTGCTTCTTCGCGAGGAAGAGCTTTGTGCATTTCAAAACTGTTTGGCTCCCACAGGTCAAAGCGACACTTCCTGCCGCGTAGTGAGCGGAGACTGCCCGAGGACCGTGGGTCGTCAAGCTTGTTCTGTACACCTTTCATCAGCCCTTTCACGAACGGTACGCGCTTGTGATACTTCTGCGTTAACGCCTTAGCTTCGTCCACGGATAGGTCTAGCTGATCAGATAGCTTGTTGACGCCCATGCCGTACATCATGCCAAGGTTAATCGTCTTCGCCTGTTTGCGCGGGATGTCCGCCATTTCTGCAACCATCGTATGAAAATCCATATCAGGATCATGTCTATAAGCATTTACAAATTCCTCCACGCCCGCCATGTTGATGCCGCGAGATCTATTGAATAAGTGAGCGAAGTGAACCAAGATCCGTGGTTCCTGCTGCGAGAAGTCAATGGCTGCCCACTGTTCACCTTCTTCCGGCAGAAACAGACTGCGTATCATCGGGCCCAGTTCAGGGTCGCGGGCCGGGATCTGTTGTAGGTTTGGCGAGTTCATTGATATGCGGCCGGATACCGTCCCACCATCGTCTGATCTAATCTGGTTGATGTGCGAGTGAATACGGCCATCAGAGTGGCAGTGCTTCATAATGGTGTTGATGAACGTGCCGCTGGTCTTGTTTAGGTTACGCGCTTCGACAATTAGTTGAGCCAGTTCATGCGGGTGATCCGTAAGAAACGACTTCGTAAAAGAGGGCGTACCCTTCTCGGTTTTTGCGTAAGGTATATCCAGCGCATCGAACGCTTTAGCAATAGATGCAGCCGCCCATAGCTCTACGTCCATACCCGCCACACGCTTAATCTTTTTTAAAACTTCTTTTTCGCGCTTGATTAATTCGTTGCGAGTACGCTCCACCCGGTCTTGGTCAACGCGAACACCACGCCATGTCATGTCAATCAGGCACGGGAGCAGCTTTAGTTCTAGCTCTGCGACTTGCCACAGATCTTCTTTGGTAAGCTGGGTAGACAGATAGTTCCAAAGATCCAAGGTAATTACAGCATCGTTCTGTGCATAAGGCCCGACATACATAGCGGGCATCTTCCACATTTCAGATTTTGGGTCGAGGCCAAACTCTCTGGCGGCTTCCTGTAAATCTTTTTCTGCTTTAACTTTGCCCAGCATTTCGTAACACAGGCTGTTCAAGCTGTAGCTGAATCTGTTTTCGTCTAGCAGTGCAGCTATCAGCATCGTGTCTATGATCTTACCGTTTATGGTAAAGCCCATGCGGCGTATCCAGCCTGCATCGTATTGAGCATTGTGCATGATCTTATCGGCCGGGCACTCAAATACTTTTTTCAGCCACTTGTTGACAATGCGCTCATCTAAGTTGCCGCCGCCTAGATGCCGAATAGGTATATACCCGGACCAGTCTGCTACGGCTACGGCATAGCCCACCACTTCGCCATCACCGGTTGGCCAGCCGGGGCCGTTAGACTTGATGTTGGGGTCGCGGGTTTCTACGTCGATAGCAATTTGTTTTGCGCCTGTAATATCAGGCAACTCCGCGGGCGGAACCCACTCACTCTTTGGTGCCCACATTGTCATCTGTAAAGACATGCTATCTCCTATAGCAAATTGTGACTATCTCATCGCCCTGTTTAAGGACAATCCAGCCTTGGTCCAGATAAGCGTCAAGCTGTTCCGGTCGTATGAACCGGATTAGCATTTCAGCCTTGCTTTTGCGTCTATTCTTCGCCACCCAAAGCCCCATACCCGCAGATGTCTACCCAGCTATCTTCATGGTCGGTCTTCATAAGACGTGCAGCTTTGACCATAAGCATACATAAGACAAACTGTTGCTCAGTTATCTCTTTCTCCAGAATTACAGACCATAGCTTGGCTATGTCCTGAAAGTTCTTATGGGCATCGCCATATTCCCGGTCCCGGTCTCCATTGATCAAGGACTCTGCTTTTTTTAAAATTTCATCGCGTTTCATATTCTTTTACCTTTTTTTTCAAAACAGCAATTTCATCTTCATATTTTTGTATTTTTCTTTGCCGTCCTGCGGCGGCTTTGTGAGAGGCGGAACAATACTGTGCATCATCTCTAAAAGAATTAAACACGGACCCACACCAGCCACATTTGTGTGCATGAAAGTTAGGGGTGATTGTAACTTCAATCGAGTCATCTAAGGGAACAAAGATTGTGTGACCCATTACCTTTTCTTTTTTCATATCGGATAAGCCTGTGTACTATCTTGAGGTTCAACTAAAAAAAGATTTTGCTTGGTTCTTGTTATACCGACATAAAAGACGCGGTGCAAATCGTCCGGGCTGGTTTCAGATGCCTTTACTGCCGCGGGCGATACTCCGGTAAATAAAACCACGTTGTCCGCCTCACCACCCTTAGATCCGTGGATCGTGGACAGATGTATACGAGGCTCTGCATTGAACTTCTCGCCACGACGCAACAGCGCGGTTATGTAAGCGCGGTCCGCGCTCGGTAACTTGTCCATCGCAGTGTGCCAAAGCATGTCTCGTATGGACGTGACCAGATCCACTGTCTCTATCAAACCGTGGTCCGCGATCAGTTCATCAAGGGTTACCATCTCATCATCCGCCAGTGCCGGTAATTTTTTAAATCCGCGCTTGACTCTGTCCCCGACTGACATATAACTGTACACGGTTCGTGCAGTCCTGCCCGTAACTTGTTTACCCTTTCTAAGCTGCTCCCAGCCATTAACGGCATCACTAAGAGCTTCCGATATGGACCGTCTACCGCGGTAGCTAAACAGATGGCCCCGGCTTTTTAGTTCTTGTGTGATATCGTTTAGAAAGTATGCGGCTTGGGCTAGCACGAGCCACGAACCATCCGAATAATTTATCATGCTTGGATCCGGCAGTCGCTCGACATGGCCGACATCTTGTTTCGGCAGATACTTCTTTACTACTCGGCGTTCTATTCGATTAGCCACGCGCTCGGCTAGCTTGTGCACAGAAGCAGGCACCCGGTAGGATTGCTCTAGCACTTCGTAGCCGCCGTTGAGGCCGATGAAGTGTTCTACGTCTGCGCCAGCCCAGCGGTAGATGGCTTGGTCGTCGTCTCCGGCGGCGTAGATCTTTTCGGAGTGCTTTTCTAAAGCATGAGCCACGTCCCATTGCAGGGGCGACAAATCTTGCGCTTCGTCAATGAAGGTTAAGGCAAGGCGTGGGCAAAACCCCGCCGCCTCTTTTACAAACACTTCCAGCATGTCTGTAAAGTCGTAAACTTCAAAGCGGTGCTTGTATTCTATGAGGCTGTCAGAGATATATTTTACTTTGTTCCACGGCTCATCAGTACGCATCTGGTCGTACTGGTCACGCAAGTCCACTTTACGGAGCCTAGCTAGGTTTATTATGCTGATGACCGGGTTGTTGTTCTTACTGAGGTCGAACACATCTTCCCCGGTGTGCTCTACGTTTAGATCAAAGCCGAGGGCCGCGCCCAATTCTTTGTAGTGCGTGGGCTGCATTACCTGTTCCTGACGTATACCGGATAGGCGCAGGGCAAAGCTGTGCAGGGTTCGGAACCACGGTAGCTGGGACTTGTCTAAATGAAACCGGGTGCAAGCCCGTTCCACAGCCTCGTTAGCCGCTTGCCGGGTAAACGCAAAGTAACCTATGTGCGCTGGGTCTACGCCAGCCGACAAGGCTTCGTCAACTTTGTTGAGTAGCGTGGTGGTCTTACCCGTGCCCGGTGGACCGTAAATACGAAAGATTTTAGTTTCCATTAGACATCTATCTCATAGCCGAGGTTATTAATTTTAGATTGTATTTCTCCAGCCGTTACACGCCCTAAATTTGGTATACGACGAATGTCATTGTGTTTAACGTACTCGACAAAGACAGCTATGGGCATTGGCGTCAGGTTGTCGTTATACAGGCAGTTGTATGTTTTGCGAGTCCACGGGATATCCTGAACTAGTACGGGTGGTTCAGGAAACCTTATCTCTTGGCGCTCCCCCATCTCCCTAACTATCTGGCGCACTCTTTCGCGGCTAATTTCATGCTTGTCTGCAATAGCTTGAAGCGTCCGCTTTTCTAAAACGCGCTCACGATAAATACTTTGATTTCTAGTTTCCATGTTCTTCGTCCGAAACATCTTCGATGTTGTTCATCAGCTTTAGGAAGACGGGGGTTTCATCCCCAACCCACGCACCGACTACGTTGAACCACATATACTCAACGGCTTCGTCTGGTTCCATTCGGTCGCGCTCACATAGTATGGCTACGCATTTGTCAAAGTCGTAGGCTATGACATCGGGTTGTCCGGCCCGGTGACAGACGCCTAAAAATGCGTCATTAAATCCATCGGCTTTTAACATTAGAAGGGTGCCTCCTCTTGTCCTGCAAAGCTTGGGGCTTTTATTTCAATGTCCATCGCTTCATAAGCGGGGATGGACCAAACCCGTATAGGTCGGCCTTTTATCTTCAACAGCTTACTTTCCCCTCCCATATCGCGTAGGCGCTGGGCGATTTTATATGGCTTATACTCAAAGAACTTGTTGCGTTTCAGATAAGCTTCAAAATCTTTCATACGAAAGTACGTTACGTTCTGCTCCTCGTCCGTCCACGGCCGCTTCAGCAGTATCTCTTCCCGGTCCTTGGCCTGTTGCATATGAGCGCAGAACTCTTCCAAGTAATCGTAGAACTGGCCGCTTGTGCTAGCGTCTTCTGCCACGTCTATGATAGAACTCTCGTTGTTTTTCATTTCACTCATCAGACTGCTGATGCGAACCTCCCACGCCTGCTTACTTAATGTACGAGGCATAGTGTTAAGCTGTTCCATACAAGCTTTTTGAAACGCGGGCTGACTAAGCAGGCCATCCGTATCTAACTCTAGCGGCTCCCCATTTACGTCTACAAACCAGACAGGTGGGTTAGAGTTGTACTTACGCAAGTTAGCTACCGCCGCATTTTGAATTAGTGCGCCAATGCCGTGCTTCTTGGTCTGGCATAGCTCTTTGTTACAATGCGCGTTGATAGGCGCATCTGAGCATCTGTATGCATAATCTTTTTTCTGCAACTGCTTGGCCACGATGGTGACTTCGCTAAACGGTAGCGGCGGCTCAAGATACTGCATGTTGTATGTCATGATCTCGGTTTCCCAGCTATCTGGGTACGCCTTGCGTAGATACACACCGATGTTAAACAGGCCGTTGTTCCGGCCGCCCTCGCTGATCTTGTTCTTCAGCAAGAACTGCAAGCACGGTGGACCGTCACGCATAGGTGATGTTTCAGGCTCTTCTGATATTTGCAGCTTGATTACCTGTTCAGGTGTCTGCTTGTGCGTTTCATATAGCTCAAAGAACTCATCAAGCTCGGCGCTTGTGCCATCGTCTTTGATGGCGTAGCGCAAACCCTCTTCCGCGTTGTAATACGGCAGGTTCAAAAAGTTACCTACGTCATCGCGGTCAAGGTGCAGTTTAATTTGTTTTGGAAATATCTCACTGCCGCCGTAACCAAGCGCGGCTGACATCTGCTTCAGTGCATCCTGCATTTCCTTTGCGTCTACCCAGTCCGTGGTAAACAAGAAGCAGTGTGCCCCGCCCGATTTGGAGCGACAGACAACTAACGGCAGTTTAAGCTTACGGATCTTTTCTATGAGAACCTGATGGTCAAGCGGGTACTGATCAACGTCGATACAGCCCCAGACACACTGGTTGTTTTCGTTGATAGGTATGATACCGATAGCGCGGCCTGTGCCAGCGATATGCCCTTCCCACAGTTCCGTGGTCCGCGGTTCGCGCACAATGGATGCTCGCCCGGTGTTCTTCCCGTTAGCTTGCTGCTTTTCAATTTTATATGTGCCATAGGCCAATTGCAGGCCATTAAATATGGCGGAAAACTTTTCTACAGACATGTTGCCCCCAAAAGCAAGGAAGGGACGGCGTCAGTTAATACCTAAACGCCGCCCCAACTGTTTAGAACGGTACTTCGTCGGAGAAATTGTCCCCGCCGGAGTTTTCGTCCTGATGCTTAACGACAACATCGCCTTCAGTGATGCTCTTGGCAAACTCCTTGGCTCGATTGTAGACGCCGATATCTTGTACCGGTCCTACCCGGCTCATCTCCCAGCCGTGCCAGCTACCTTTACTGTTCTCCTCACTGTTTGTCTTGAGGTGGTAAATGTGGCTGTAACGTGGCGGGGTGAACGGACCGTTCTTACCCTGCATAGTCAGCGAAGAGATCATGCTGTTCCATTTCCGTGACTTCTTCAATTGTGTCACCTTCATGGCAATCAGCGCAGACTCGGCAGACCCGTCGTCGTGTAAGACGATTACGAAGTGCTGATGTGTCTCTTCGATGTACTGACCGGATCCGTCGGTGACGTACTCACGATTATCGCTTGGGTCACGCTTGGTCTCCGGCTTTTGCTCACCCGGTGCATAAATAGCCACGGGAGCGCCCGTTCCTTCGCCCAGTGGTGCCCACTGAATGAAGCGCCGCTGGTAGGCTACCGGAATGACGTTGATGCCTTCCTTGCCCTTATAAACGGCTCCTGACACGGTGTTGTAGATATCACCTTTGCGAGCATCTTCCAGAGTGTCTAACTCTTTGCTCATGCCGCCGAGGATCTTCAGGAAAGGAAGGGCGAGGTCATCCTGACCCATATTTTCAAGGCCGTCTCCAGCGTCAGCCTCAAACATGCTTGGATCGAACTGAATGATTTCAGCACTTTCTTTTTCGACAATATCTGTTTTCTTTTCAGCCATCTTATTTGCTCCTTTTAATGATAGCTCGTTGTCCGACATAGGCTCCGAATAACTCCATTGGGAAGTCGTCACCATTCTCAACACGTTCCTTGACAAAGGCACGAAGCGTCTGCGGATGGATATCCGTCTTTTGCTCCGCAAAGTAGCCTTCTTGTTCCGCAATGGCTTTGAACGCAGACGCTTTGTCGTCTTCGCCTCGGCCAAACGTACATGCAACCGTGTTTTTAATGATATCGTCATACCCATTATCCCGTAACCAATCATAAGCTTTCGGTTTATTGTCCACGAGGATGGATGCCCCGTATGTCGGCTTGACTGAGATTTGAGAACCATCATCAAGCGACATGCTAGTCAAACCGATTTCGGCTAGCATGGTAGGCAAGTCTTCATCAGTCATTTTAAGCAAAGCTTTTTTCTCTGCCTTGAGCTTTTGCTCTAGGTCAGCGACTTCTGCCTCTTTGTCTCTGATTGCTCTTGCCATTCCGGCGACTGTAGTCAAGTCACCTTGGTCCAGTTTTTCAACTGAGGAAGCTAGGTTGGACTCAAAGTCCGCTTCCATTTGGTCAAATATATTGCTCATCGCAATCTCCTTTTTTGAAAGACACGTTTCCGGTCTTGACCCAGCCTATATAATCGTATATAAGCTCATAGTCAAGGAGAAAAGACATGCGGGAATATAAATTTAAAACGAAGCCTTTTGACCATCAGATGAAAGCCTTAAAAGATTCGTGGGCCGCGGAGTACTATGCGCTGTTCATGGAGATGGGAACAGGTAAGTCAAAGGTGGCCATTGACACTATCGGCGCGTTATATGGGGCCGGTGAAATAAGTGCGGCGTTAATCCTAGCGCCTAAAGGCGTGTATGACAACTGGGTTCAGGGAGAAATACCTACACACCTGCCGGATCATATAAACCGTTTAGTGGTTCGCTGGACGCCATCTAATTCTAAAAAGTTCCAAGATGAAATGAAAGAGCTAGTCTATGAGCCGTTTCTAGGGCTTAAATTGTTTGTCATGAACATCGAAGCGTTGTCCACGCCGCGTGGCACAAAGGCCGCATATGCTTTTTTATGCCGAAACCCTGCAAACATCATGGTCGTGGACGAAAGCACGACTATCAAGAACCGTAAGGCTACGCGCACAAAGAATGTAATGATGTTAGCCAAGGACGCAAAATATAAGCGCATCCTGACGGGTTCTCCTGTAACTAAATCTCCGATGGATTTGTATAGTCAGTGTGCGTTCCTGTCTCCGGATGCGTTGGGCTTTAGCAGCTACTATTCTTTTCAGGGCCGGTATGCCGTGGTGCAAAAGCGCCAGTTCGGCCAAAGGGCTATACAAGAGATTGTGGCATACCGCAGGCTGGACGAACTAAATCAAAAGCTAGACCAGTTTAGTAACCGCATACTTAAAGAGAACTGCCTTGATCTGCCTGATAAGATGTACATCAGGCGGGACGTTGCGCTAACTGACGAACAGAAGCGCGTGTATACGCAGATGAAAAAGCTGGCGCTAGCTAAACTAGATAACGGAGAGTTAGCTACAACCGCTAGTGTGTTAACTCAGATCATGCGTCTACAGCAGATATGCTGCGGGTTTCTGCAACCCGATGAAGGCGAAATACAGCCGATTGAAAGCAACCGGCTAAAAGAATTACTGGAGATCACAGAAGAGCTACAGGGAAAGGCTATCATTTGGGCGTCATACACACATGACATTCAACAGATATCTTCGGCCCTGCGCGACCGCTTTGGGCCCGAAGCGGTCGCAACTTATTACGGCGCTACGCCGCAAGATGAACGGCAGGCCATTGTCAATCAATTCCAAGACAAGGACAGCCCGCTTCGTTTCTTTGTCGGTCAGCCACGGACAGGGGGCTACGGGATCACCCTGACCGCGGCTAACACGATGATATATTACTCTAACAGTTATGATTTGGAAATACGGTTGCAGTCCGAGGACCGCGCACACCGGATCGGGCAGGGCAATAAAGTGACCTATATTGACCTTGTGTCACCCCGGACCATAGACGAAAAGATATTGAAGGCGCTGCGCGGCAAGATAAACCTAGCGGGCAAGGTGCTTGGGGAAGAAGCTAGGGAGTGGTTGCTCTAGCGCCTGCGGTAAGGGAATACGCTCCCGATGCCTTTGTGCACTGCGCCGCCTTTGGCAAAAGTACCGGTGTATTGCATTCCAAATCCGGGGTTTTCTAGCGATACGTTTTCAGGAGCAAATGGTGAAAATCCAGTTTGCGTGGGCTGGTTAGAAAACGTACCTTGGTTTGATATGTTACCCATATAGTCATTTAAGTTAGCCTGCGCTTGACTTACTTGGTCTTGCGCCATCTGGTTGGCAACCATGTCGCTTATTTGAGACTGAGCCGCGGCATAAGAGTCCGCCAGACTTTTGCCCGCGGTGGCTGGAGCGCGTCCAAGCGCAACGTCCATAGCTGTTTGTGGGTCCGTAACAGTAGTGTTAGTCGAAACTATGTCATTAATAGACATGTTCATTGGGTTGTTTACAGCCTGCTGTGCGGCAATAGACGCCTTAATAGAGTCAGATATACTTTGGTTAATGTCAGACTTATCATTCCCAAAGCTATCTGCTGTTGAACTTTTTCCAGAAGTACTGCCAACTGTGCCCGGCCCTATGCCGACGCCCGAAGGACCTGTGAACCCTCTGTTTCTTGCTGCGCTTTGTTCGCCGCGAAAACCTGTATCAGGGGCTTTAGAAGGGGCTGGTTCAGGATCCGACTTACCGCCACCGCCGTCACCGCCGTCGCCACCAAAGCATCCGAACTTGATTTCAAATTCGTCTTTGCCTTCGTAAATGTCTTGCAATCCGTCAAACCAGCGCTTCTTAAACACAGCTATATCTCCGCATTTGTATGTCTTCTTGAACGCCGGTTGCATAGCCCTGTCTGCCGGTCATCTGCCGCAGGAAAGTAGCTCCGTCATATGGATACGACTCCAGATAGCGCCCCGTCAGTTCCTGTTGTACAAATCTTCCTATCTTCAGTGCGTTCTGGTACGGTGCTATGAAGTCTATCACATACAGCTTACCAGCCCGTGGGCCGTAAGACCAGTCTTTTGGTTGTAATTTTCTGGTTCCTCTTTCGTAACCTTTTGCCGCTTCCTCTGTCAGGAACGCATGGCTGAACAGACCCGTGGGCCGTGGAAAGATAGCCGTCTTTGCTGTTAGTTTGTTCTCGTACACCACAGTCATTTTGTTGGCTTCTATAGCAGGCACCACTAGCCGCTCTAAGTCGGCAATGTACCAGTCACGATGCATATCTGACTTGAGCATGAGCTCAATAACGTCACCGATCATCCCATCAGGCTCCCGATACCTTGCTGACGGATCATGGCAGATGCCGGATCGTTAGGGAACATAGCCGCGTAGCGCTGACGGTCTACAGGACCGGGGGCCGCGGGCGGCGGAGGTGGAGGCGTAGCCGACGCAAGGGTGGTTGTGGGAGGAGGTGCCACCGGTTGCGCCGGAACTGGTTGTGGTGCAGGCATAGCTGTTGGAGCGACAGAGCTTACCGGAGCTACGGTTGGTTCATCGTCTATTTCAGGCACTACATAATCTTCTCTATCCTCGGCTACACTAGAGCCAGTAAACGGTGCGGCTCTGCGACCTCCAGATAATAAAGCTTCCGTTGCTACTCCAGTAAACCCTAATT